GACGGCTTAGAGCTTGAAATGCACCAGGAAGCTGAAAGAGAATTTAAACAGGCTGGTATTTCTGCTTCGGGAAATCTTTACATTCCTAAAATGATTGTAAAGAACGAAAAAAGAGATATGACTGTTAGCTCCGCGGCTGGTGGTGGTAATACTGTACCAACTATTTTAGGGGATTTGATTCCATTTCTTGACCCTAGATTAGCAGTCATTCAGGCAGGTGCTACTTTGTTGACTGGCTTAACAGGTAACTTAGATTTTCCTCGTAATGATGCTGCTGCTACTGCGGTTTGGGAAACTGAAAATTCTGCAAACGATGAAACAAGCCCAACTTTTGACAAAATTAGTATGTCTCCTAATCGTTTAGGTGCGTTTACTGATATTTCAAAACAGTTGCTTGTTCAATCGTCTATTGACGTGGAGAATTTTGTAAGAAATCGTTTGAGTGAAGCAATTAATAGAGCATTGGATTATGCTTTGATTAATGGCGATAATTCTACACAACCATTTTACGGTATTTTGAACACTGCTGGCATTGGTTCAGTTGCAATTGGTACAGATGGCGGGCCGTTGACTTACAAGCATATTATTGACCTAGAAACTGCCTTAGCTACTGATAATGCTGATTTTGGTACTTTAGCCTACCTAACTACTCCTGGAGTAAGAGGATTTTTAAAGAATACTGAAAAGGCTTCAGGTACTGCCCAGTTTGTTTGGTCAGATGGTGCGCCTCCTGTTGGTCAACAAGGCATTAGGACTGATTTGTTAAATGGGTACCGTGCTTATGTTTCTACGCAAGTTCCAAATAACTTAACTAAAGGTGGTGGTACTGATTTACATTCAGTAATTTTTGGAAACTTTGCCGAAATGCTTATTGGTCAGTGGGCTGGCTTAGACGTTGTTGTGGATCCTTATTCGTCTAGCAAAAACGCCTTAGTTACCATTGTAGTCAATTCATGGTGGGATGCTGCGGTACGTCACGCTGCTTCATTTGCGGCTATTAAAGATGCAGATATTACTGGCATATAAAAATTAAAAAAATGAAGAATATTTTAATTGGTTTTTTTGTTTTTGCCGCTATTGGATTAACGGCTTTTGTAAACGACCGAAGCAAAACACTTGATGCAAATTATGATGACGCTTCAAGTACATTTTATAGCTATTCAGTAAGTGACACGATCACTAACACTGAAATAGACACTATTACTATTCCTGTTAGCTTATTAAGTCCATGGAGCGGTTATTGGTCGATTGTAGCTACTAATTTGTCAGGCACTACTTATATTTTGCCTACTGTCTTACAAGCTGCAAGTTCTACCGATTATACAAGTGTTGCTACATTAGACACTTTAAACGTAAATGGTTTAGTTCAATCTAATGAAGATGCTTTAATTGGTGGTACTAAATATAGATTAGTGTTAACTGGTGTTGGTACTCAATCAACCAGATATACTGCCTACTTTGTAGCTAAAAACCCATAAAATGAAAGTGAGATTTATAAAATCTCCTTCAGGTTCGCCTCATTCCCTTGGATATTTTCAGGGGGATGAGGCAGAACTAAATGAGATTACGGCAAAAGAATTGATTAGGCTAGAAATAGCCATTGAAGTAAATGATAAGCCAAAAGAAATAGAGGCTAAAACAATCATTGAAAATACAAGTAGCACCAAACCAAAAAAAGCTATTAAGAGATGAAACCTTGGAGAGTAACCGTTGACCAGACAAATGAATTATGGACTTTAGCCGAAGTCAAAAATTATTTAAAAGTTGAGGACACAGCGGACGACTCTTTAATTACTACAATTATTAAAGGTGCCAGGGAAGCGGTTGAAGCTAGGCAAAATATTAGCACTTTAAATAAAACAATTGTACAAAGATTAGAAAGATTTCCATCTTCTTATAAGGTTGCTACTGATTATGAAAATGTAATTAAATTATTGGTTTACCCGGTAATTAGTGTTACGTCGATTACTTACTTAGATGAAAATGGAAATACTCAAACTTTACCGCAAAATTTATACGAAGTTGATACCTACAGAGGCATAATAGGTGAAGCAGTTGATGAGGACTTTCCAGATACTTATCTTTCATTGAATGATGTTACAATTACTTATGTGGCAGGATTTGGAACAAGTGCTACAAGCTGCCCAACTGATATTAGAATAGCTATTTTAAAAATGATAGCTAATATTTACGAGAATAGAACTGATAGTGTTTATAAAATGCCAACGGCTTCCGACGTTATGTTAAATCGACACAAATATGACTGGGTATAATAAAAATGAAGTTATTGGTAAAATGAGGGATCGGATTATCCTTCAAAATGTTACACGAACAAAAACGTTAACGGGTTTTACCACCGAAGCATGGACGAATACGGCTACTATTTGGGCTTATATAGATAGTAAACTATCACGTTCAAACGAAACAGTTATTGAGGGTAAAAATACCGTTAAGAATGTTATTGAATTTACCATTAGGTATAATTCAAGTATCACTGAAGAATCAAGAGTTATTTTTAATAACAAAGTATATCAAGTAAAAAATTTAGCCATAAGTCACGATAAGCGATTCATTGACTTTACAGGTTTTTATTTTGATAGCTACGCAACTGTTTAATTATGTTTATCAAACAATCAAAATTAGATAGACTTAGAAGATTGCAAGGCGATACCCAAAAGAAATTTACTAAAAAGGGTCAATTACTTGCTATTTATAATCTTGCGGAGGCAGTGCTTGAATTAGATAATTTAATGACTAATGTAACTGTTAGCAAAAGAAAAGAAATAGCAAAATCAGCGGAGCCAATAGCTTTAGCGGCTTATAAAAATCAAGTACCTATCTCAAAAAAGCCACATAAATATTATGTTAAGGGCGAAGGTTTAGTTTACAATATTATGCCTGGAAACTTACGTCGTTCTATTAAAATTATATCAGACGTAAAGAATTTAAAAAAAGCTACTTCCTCAATAGGGCCTTTATATCAACCACAAGGTAAAGGAGCTACGTTAGGAAGCGAAGGTAAGAGCGATGGTTTTTATGCGCACATGATTTACGGAAGTACTAAAGCATGGGTTAGAAAAGTAAAAAACAAAGCTGAAAGGGCTAGTCAAATGGCTGTTATTCAAAAGATGTCGCAAGAAGCATTAAGAATGGCACAACAATACCCGCGTAAATTCTGGGAGCTATGATAGGTAAACTAATATATGCAAGATTGTCAACGGCTTCAAATATTACTGCCATTATTAGCACTAATATCTACCCTGATATTACGCCTCAAAATGTTGATTATCCATTTATTGTTTATTCTATCATTGATAGCAATCCAGTTGACTTTAAAGACGGACAAAGTAATTTAGAAGAAATTGATTTGCAAATAGACGTTTATACCCAAAATTACGACACTACGCAAAACCTATCTAATTTAATTAGAAATAGATTGGACAGATTTGTTGGTACACTTGAAGGTGTTGAGGTGCAAACTATAAAATATGTTAGACAAAGCTCACAGGTATTTAATGCAGAACTTTCTGTTTATTGGGTCAGTATTGATTTTATGATAAAAATGAAAAGATGAAACTAAGGCTTTTAAAAGAATGGAATGGAAAACAACCGGGTAACACTGGCGTTTTTCTTTCGGAATATGGCGAACAAATGATTAAAGATGGCATAGCGGAGCTACTTGATGAAGATTTTGTAGTAGAAGATATGCCTAAAAAAGAGGAAGTAAAACAAGATCCTGTTTACATTCCTATTCCTGTTCCTGCGGAATATTTCCAAAACGAAGAAGAAGAAAATATTACTAAACCAAAAAATAAATAACCATGCCAACTACTGGAATTATAAACGGTACGTTAATGAGGCTTTACAAGGATAGTGTAGCTATCGGGTATGCTACTTCGTGCCAAATGAATATTTCGTCTGCAATGCGCGAAATTCTTACAAAGGATTCTGCTGCTGGAGGATGGAGAGAAGTAAAGAAAGGACAACTTTCTGGCACACTTTCTACGGAGGCGTTATATGCTGGCCCGGGAGATGCTTCAACAAACTATTTGTTTGACGATCTCTTTACCGACCTCGTGGCTGGCACTGCATTGACCATTAAGTTTACAACCGACGTTGTGGGTGATAATGTTTATACAATGAGTGCCATTTGTACATCATTAGATTTGAATGCTGGCGTGGAAGAAAATGTAAGCTATTCAGCTTCATTTGAAGTTACAGGAGCGATTGTAAAAACTGTTAAAGCATAATTTTAAAAATTACCTAAAATGAAAACAATAAAAATAGCTAATGCGGACATTCCAATTAAATTTGGTATGTTCGTTTTAGGTACATTTTTAAGGGAGAGGAAATTAAAACTTAGTGACCTCTCCCAACTTGGCGAAGATTTATTACTTGCTCTTGAACTTGCTTTTGCTGGTGTTCAACAAGGTTACAAAGCTAAAGGAGAAAAATGTCCTTATGATTTACAATCCTTTTGCGATTTAGTCGATACTGACATGGGTGGCATAGCTCGTATAATGGAAATGATTTCAAACGAGATTTCACCTCCTGAAGATGAAAGCCAAAAAAACGTAGTGGCGAAGGCGGAGAACTTACCCTTGAATACATCGAGCGGTTTTGTTTCGGAGTTTTAAGATTTCCTCCTTCGCAATATAATGACATGAGTTTTAAAGAGGTTGTTATGGCTATGCAAGGTTATAATAATTTTTTTGAACAACAGGAGCAAACAGAATGGGAACGAATAAGATGGCAAACAACACTTTTACTAAATGTCCATACGGCAAAAGGAAACT